CAACACATCGGCAAGCGCATCCGAATCCACGTTCGCACGTTTCGCAATTATGTCCAACCCGCGAACGGATGTCGTGCCCGCGGTGCCCGTGTACGCCGGAAATGCAACAATGCTGACTTCGTGCAACCGCACCGAATTCAATGTGCGTTCCGCGCCGGACGAATCCCACGTGTCTTTGATCACAGAAAAACCAAACGACATCGCATCAATGTCCTTGCGGCGCAGCAACACCGCCACGTCTTTTCCAAGCGTCGTCGGTGCCAAATCTGCGCGAACCTTCAACCCGCGTTCATCCTCAATCAACGTCACGGTTCCGGCACGCGTCGATCCAAGCACCGATCCGGTGTCATGGTTCCAAAGTAATTTGATGTCATTGCGGGCACGCAATGAACGTTTGAACGCACCCGGCGCAACCGTTTCCGTGAAGCCACCCAAATTTTCCGAACGTGAATTGAACACGCTGGCATAACCTTCGAACGCCATCCCGCCGTCATCCAAATCACGCAATTCGAAATCGACAACATGCGTTCTAGTTTCCAACTTTTTCACGGCTTCCCCTTTGGCGCGACCTTCGTTTTCTTCTTCAAGTCTAGCAACTACCCCTTGCGCGTATTCCATCGAACGGTTCGCGGAACGTTTCGACGACCCCGATCCCCACAATAAATGAGCGACAACACCCGCCGACGGATAATCATCATTGTCCGGGTCCGCCGCCGGTGCGTCCAAGTCGACAAGGTGACGGGCGATCCATGCAGATATGCGCACCCATTTGTCCGGTGTCAACGCGTCACCACGTGCCATTTGACGCGCTTCCGTGACGGTGCGTTGTTCCAACCCGTCGCCCGCTAATCCCTGGTCGTAGTACCGCAACCCTTGACGCGCCGCGGCACGCATGTACGCCGGTGCAACCAAATTGACGTCACGCATTTCCGAACGGATCAACGAATCAATTTTCGTCAACGTTCCGAACCGATGTCCGACAAGCGTTTCCGTTTCTTCCCATTCGTCTTCTTCGGGCTGGTAAATCCTAATCAACGCCGCCGGGTCGTCTCCCGAAGCGTTGATTGTGAAATCGGTGTCTGGCACATTCAAAACACCTTCGGTCAAAATGCGTTCGATGCGTCCACGTGCGGTTCCGCCAGATGAATCCCACCGAACAAAATCACCGACCGACAATTCGCCCGGTTCGGCACGAACGTCTAATGAACGGTAAGTGTCGCCGTTGTAGGTGCCACCCGGTTCCATATCTTCCGAAATACTGATTGCTACCATTTGATCGATCGCATCCTGTTCCGTATCGTGGCACGCCACCAGTTCGCCGTCTTCCTTCACGGTCGCAAACGACGGGCAATCAGGATGTTGATCTGTCACAAAATACGGCATCAGTCATTCTTCCGAATATCCGTCACACCTAGTTCAAGTCCACCGGGATCGGAAACCGCAAACAAACGGTCACCAGCCCGCAATGTCAAATAAATGGTTTGTCCGGAAACAATAGGCATTAGGTCACCGCGTCTTTGTATACGGAATCAGGGTTTTCCGGATCAACTTGCGCCACACCCTGCAATTGCACGGACGGCAACCCGGTGTGATCCATTGGGTCCAACCCCATAACCTTCAAAACTTGTTCCGGTGTGAACCCAGCATAGACAAGCGATTGCACCATTCGGACGCGTTCCATGTCAGCCTTGACCGTGGAATCAGCAATGTTCACGTTCGCCAACGGGACGCGTGGCAATTGCGCCGCATCGTTTTGAATCGGTGGCATGTCTTCCATCGCACGAACTTCGTTGATGCTATACGCCCCCGCCTGCAACATTGTTGAATAACTTGTTGTCCGGGATTGCAAATCCGCACGCAATAACCCGTCAAGGTTGAAACGCAAAAACGCTTCGGTTCCCCCACGGTAACGATCCATCAAAATCGACATGCTCGATTCGACCTTCGACGCAAGCGGACGCAAATTGTGCGTCACCCAAGCAAGGTTGTTTTGTTCTACGGACGCATAACTATTTGTCCCCGGCAACCCCAAAAGGTGCGGTGGAATGTTGAACGCACGCGCCACATCTTCAACCGCCATGCGACGCGCTTCGATGACCTGCGCTTTTTCCGCATCCAACTGTGTCGCTTTGAACGTCGCGCCACCGGTCAACACGCCCGTGCGGTGCGCCTTCTGCCATCCGGTATGACGTTGATCGAACCCGGATTGCAAATCCGACGCCTGATCCGAAGTCAACGCCCCCGGAAACTCTATGACGCCATTCATGGTCGATCCGCTTCCGAAGAACTGTTGTGCCCAACGGTCCAACGCTAATGACAAACCAAACGATTCTTTCAACGCTGACGATCGCGCAATCCCACGAACGTGACCGGGTCGAACCAAATCGGGAATGAAAATCATGTCGTCCGATGTCAACGGTTCGTCTTCGCCCTCGACGTTGAAAATCAATCCACCCAAACCATTGCGTTTCACTTCAACCGTCAACGGGTTTAGCACAACTAGGTTCACGACTTCGTTGCGGTTATTGGAGAAGACACGGATGAACGCATTTCCTTCCATCAACATAGACGCGAACACCGCCGAATAGAAAGGGTGATAGGACGGGAATGATACGTCCGGACGGTTCACCCAATCAGGTTTCGGACGGAATGGTTTGCGGGTGCCATCGTTGCGAATATAAACATCCAACGGCAACGTCGACAACGTGGTGGAAATAATGTTGACCGCGGAAAAAATTGCGTTGACTGTGTAGACGGTGTCCGAATTGATATTTGTTCCGGCATAGGTTCCAAACGCAATGTCATCACCGGCGGCAAAAATTGATTGGTAACTGACACCACGTTGTTCGAATAACTTATTGAAAACCATTTATCGCCCTAACGCATAACCGGCGACGGTAATCAACACGCCGCCAACAATAATTCCAAGCGGGATTGACACAAGGCACACGCCCACGGTTATCGCCACAACCCCCGCCACCTGCAAAAAGTTTGACATGTTTTTGAACCTATCCGAAAAATTGCGGGACAACTTCTTCCATTCTAGCGACTGTGGCGCGGTCCACTGCTATCACAACGGCAACCGCTGCGTCAATTTTGCGGGGACTATTTCGCGATTCCTTCACAATGCGGGGACCAACATTGTCGTTTTTGACAACCGCGTTTTCTAAATGCCGGGCAATCGTGGGATCACCATTGTGTTGAATTTCTTTGTCCATCGTCATGTCAAAAAATTTGGCGCAAGCACCCACCATTCTTCGCGGGGAAGTAGACGGATATTCTACAATCGGCAATCCACGTTCTTCCAACACCTGCATCGAACGCTGCCACCGGAATGGGTCACACGCGATTTCCAAAACCTTCGGATGGGTTTGACAATAGTTGATGATTGTTTGTTCCACGTCTGCAATATCCACACGCCAATCATCATCGTCTTGTTCCAAATTTTTTTCCCAAGCCTTCACCAATTCCACGCGTACCGGGGAACCATCCTTCGCAACCGTCGCCGCAACCACGACGGTACAGTCCCCAGAAAAAGAACCATCGAATCCTAAAATGATTTCATCGTCCGGTGTGATCGACATTTCCGTTTGACATTCATCCCACGCACCGACCGGCAACCATGACATTGCAGACGACACAAATTGGTTCAAACGTTTGGTCCGGAATTCCGGTTCCGGTGTGCGACGGACCGCCGCTTCGAAATCCGCTTCGTCATTCAAATCCGCAAAACCGGGGTTTGCTTCCTTCCACGTTTCCGGCAGTCTGTGATCGCCATCCGATTCCCACCACGCCAACATGAAATTCGGATCATCCATTTCACCACGAACAACTTTTTTTCCGTACTGATACAGATCGAAACAAATTGAATCATGCCCTAACGAATCCGACTTCACACCCGCGGTTGTGATTGCAACCATGTGCGCTTTGTTTCCACGCGCCGCCATCGACAATTGCATGACATCGAACATGCGCCGATTGGGTTGTGCGTGCAATTCGTCGATCCACACGGCGGTGCTATTCAAGCCTTCGGCGGCACCCGCTTCTGCGGACAAAACCCGATAGACGGAACCCGTTGCGGGAATTTCAATGGCGTCCCGATACAGTTTCGCAAGCGCCGATAATTCTTCATCCGCGGAAATAATTTTTTTCGCTTCCCCAAAAACGATTCGTGCCTGATCACGTGTCGCCGCTACCGAATACGTTTCCCCGCCACCCGGTCCAAATATGGTGTCAAATAGCGCCAGATGGGACGCTAACGCACTTTTTCCGTTCTTACGTGGCAAACCACACAAAGCCAGTTTGTACTTGTACCCGCCCGATTCTTGTGCATAAATATGACGGACCAATTCTTTCTGCCAATCACGCAACACCAGACGTTCGCCCGTTTTGCCGGACACCGAATCTTTTGTGATCACACCAAAGTCTTCAATGAACTTGATTGCCATATCCGCACGGTTCGAATTCAATGATTCTTCCGTCGCCTTCGTCAACCATTGCGGTGCCCAACCATCAATCTTTTCCATCACCATTCATCCCGTCGCGACATCAATTCTTCCAACTTTGAACGCGCCTTGACTTCCGCAACACCCAACCGTGAACGATCCGACGGTGTGAAACCCAACAACGACAAGTTCGAAACAATTTGTCGATCCAATTCACGCAACCCTCGACGCTGTTTCGGATCACCCGATTGCATCACCTGAATGCGTAAGTTCCAACGTTCATCGACCAATTCGCACGTCATCAACAAAATTTCGAAATCGCTGTTCGGTGAAATCCATGTCACACCCATCCCCCAAACGCGATCCCACAATTCGCGACCATACTTCAGCAACGGACGTGACGGTTCCGGAACCGCATCAATCGCGGGAATCAATTGCACCGCGTTTTCATCTGGCAACGGGCGACGTCCCGGATTGCCTAGCGCCCGCTTCTGTTCAATAGGTTTCGACGGTCGTCCGGCTGGCATTATTGCTCTCGCGTTTCGAGCCCTGAGGTAAGATTTGCACTTCCTTCTTCTGACCGGAAGTCAGACGCATCGCTAGCAATGCTTCCAGGGCGATTCCCACGATACATTGTTGCACCGACTTTTTCAATTTCATCAAATGGAATAATGTCTGATTTCAAACGATCCCGCCATGATTGATCCAAAAAATAGACATAGCGAAGTTGGAAACCCTGCAACGGAACCGCTGCCCCAGTTTCAATCAAATGACGCGAATAGTATTTCCCACCTATCCGGGGGAAGTTTTCATTGTCCAACGTTTTTTTTGCAATCACTTTCCCCTTCCACAAAAGCATTTGCTTATTGGGTTTGATTTGCGTCAACAAAAATCCCGATGCCCGGTATATAGTCCCGTCGCCACATTGCGTTGCGTCTGCAAACGAAACACACCATTTCAAATTGGGTGCGTGTTTTTTCAACAACCGCATCGAAACTGCAATTGCACGCGATTCACTATTTTTCGGTAAGGCGGGACTGAATGCCATCCGGTTCAATTCCACAAACTGATTCCATCCAGTTCCTTCTACCAGCATGGAAACCCGGCGTTTGTCGATTGACGGACCAAACTGCATCGCCCCTTCCAGTTTGCCCATATAGAAAACGCCAATGTGGATTTGGGAATTCGGAACAACTTTTCCGCTGTAATGATATTTGCGAACAACCGCGTTTGCATCCGTTGACGAAATCCGTCGCAACACTAAATCTTTAGCCCCCATGATTGCCCAAAAACATTTCGCAAACCCGCGCCAACGCGTTTCCGTTTCCGTTCACATTTTCCGATTGATCGAATTCCCCCAAAGACTTTGACACTCTCAACGCCTGTTGTATCGTTTCCACCTGATCATCGGACACGACGAACGTCATTTGTTGCGTCCCGCTACGATCCTTGACCGCATCGTTCAAGTCCGACCACTCTGATTCCGCGGGCAATTCCTGAGAATCAAAACCAAACGCGGAAATTTCAAAACCGTCAAACGTCAACGCCTGTAATTGTTCGTCCAAAACCGTGACGTTCCATTCCGCCATTTCCGCCGTCCGGTTATCCGCAAGCGCAAACGCTTTGACTTTCATGTCCGACCAATCCGCGGGAACACGCACCGCATCAATGTCCGACCAACCCAACGACTGCGCCGCCCGCACCGTACCATTACCCGCGACGATTACATTGTCCGCCGTGATCACAATCGGTTTGCGTTGACCGAACTGTTCAAGGCTTCCCGCGATCACCCGCACATTCGCATCATCATGTGTTCGCGCATTTTCCGGGTCCGGCGTCAACACCGCAATCGACAAACGTTCCACCGTCATTTTCTTCATGCCACCAGCCTAGCCGGAAAAACTGATAATTTTGCGCGGCTTTACGCATGGA